GCTGGTGATAAAATTAATTTTGATTTACAAGGTTATGTCAAACATAGTAGTATTTTAAAAAAGAAACCTTTAGAAGGTTCTAAAGTAAAAGGCACAGCAAAATATAAAAGTGGTTCACACTCTGTTACTGGAGAAGTTAATTACAGACCTGGTAAAGGTAAAGGCTCTGCATCAGCTACATATAAATATAAATTTAAAAAGGGTGGACAGATATAATGGCAACAGAAAAAAATCCATTCGAACAGATACCAGAAGAAATTTCTAACGTAATTGAAATGCCACAAGCTATGGAAGAAGGAGGAGGTCCTTCTTTTTTTGCTGAAGATGATGGTGGTGTTACTGTAGACTTTACAGAAACAACTATAGAAATGGAAGCTGAAGAATCCATACAAGAATGGTATGGAGATATTACAGATAAATTAGAAGATGAGGAACAAGAAGAAGTAGCAGCAAATGTAGTAAATAGTTATACATCAGATAAAGAGTCTCGTGGTGAATGGGAAGCAATGTTTGAAAAAGGATTTGATTTACTAGGTTTAAAGATACAAGAAGCATCAGAACCATTTGAAGGTGCATGTACAGCAGTCCATCCAATGTTAATAGAATCTGCTGTTAAGTTTCAATCAAAAGCAATACAAGAATTGTTTCCACCTGCAGGTCCAGTAAAGACACAGATAGTAGGAAAGTCTACTCCTGAAAGAGAAGACCAAGCTAATCGTGTTCAAGACTTTATGAATTATCAAACAACAGATCAGATGCCTGAATACTTTGATGAGATGGAAAGAATGTTATTCCATTTACCATTAATAGGATCAGCCTTTAAGAAAGTATATTATGATGCTAATCTTAAAAGACCAGTATCTGAATTTGTTCCTATTGATCAATTCTATGTTTCTTACTACGCATCTAATCTACGTAAAGCAGATAGATACACACATGTAATATATAGAAGTCCTGTTGATCTTGCTAAAGATATACGTACAGGTATCTATAGAGATATAGAATTACCAGAAGCAACTAATCCAGAACCTACATCTTTTTCTTCTAAGATGGATACTATTATTGGTTTGTCTCCTACAGGAACAAATGATCCACAGTATACACTACTAGAACAACATTGTTATTTAGAAATAGAAGAAGATTATGCTCTTCCTTATATTGTTACAGTAGAAGAGCAATCACAACAAATTTTAAGTATTCGTAGAAACTATAAGAAGGATGATAAGAATCAAGAGAAGGTGTCGCACTTTGTACACTACAGATTCGTACCAGGCTTTAGTTTCTATGGATTTGGTCTCATGCACTTCTTAGGAAACTTAACTATGACTGCAACAGCAGCCATGAGAAGTCTAGTGGATGCAGGTCAATTCGCAAACTTACCAGGAGGATTCAAAGCAAAGGGTGTAAGAATTGTTGGTGACAACGATCCTATAGCACCAGGTGAGTTTAAAGAAGTCGAAGCAACAGGGCAAGATCTTAACAAGGCTATAATCTCTCTCCCTTATAAAGAACCTTCCCAAACATTGTTTAACATGCTTGGCTTCATTACTCAAGCAGGTCAAAAGTTTGCTGACAGTACAGAACAAATTGTTTCTGATGCAGCATCCTATGGACCTGTGGGTACAACAATGGCATTACTAGAAGCATCAAGTAAGTTCTTCTCTGCTATTCACAAGAGATTACACAAATCTCAAAGAGATGAATTTAAAATACTTGCACAGATAAACTATGATTATCTTCCTTCTGAGTATCCATATGAAGTACCTTTTGCTGATAAGAATGTTCTTAAACAAGACTTTGATGGTAGGATAGATGTTCTTCCAGTATCTGATCCTAACATTCCATCAAACGCACATAGGATGATGATTTCACAGATGGCATTACAAATGGCACAACAATCACCTCCTGGTATGTTTAACCTTGAAGCATTAAATAGAACTATATTAAGTGCTGCTAATCTACCTAACTTAGAACAAATACTACCACCTAAAAAAGAACCACAAAAAATGGACCCTGTGTCTGATATAATGGCTGCAACTAAAGGTATACCTATTGCAGCATTTCCAGGACAGAACCATGACTCACATATACAAGTAAAGATGATGTACTTACAAGATCCACAGAATGGTGCTAATCCTATAATGGCTAGATTAAAACCAATACTTGAAGCTAATATACAAGAACATTCTGTACTTAAATACCAAGAGCAAATGAATGGTATGGCAAGAATGGCAATGGAACAACTACCACCAGATCAACAACAGAATCCTCAAGTTGCTGAAATGGCTATGGCTAGTGCAGCACAACAAGTATTAAATGCAAATCAAATGGGTCAAGCACAATCACCTGAACAACAAATGGTTGCATTAGAAACAGCAAAGGTAGAATTAGAGAAACAAAAATTACAATCTACTGTAGCTAAATACTCTGCAGACTCTGCATTAGATGCACAGAAACTAGAACTAGAGGAAGCTAAGTTAATGGTTGCTGCAGGTAAATCTGGTCAAGATGCTATAATGAAAAAAGAAAAATCAGATCTTGATAGAGCAAGTAAAGAAACAATGAAGCAATTAGATTTATTATCTAAAGTAACTATGGCAGAAGAAAAGAATGCTATAGATATGGAAAAGATTCGTATAGCAGCTTTAACTAAAGTAGCTAGTATGGAAGACCTGGATGACAGACAAAGAAGTTTTAAACTTATTGATGTTATGACAGATTTATTAAAAGACGAAATGAAAGGAGATGATCAAGATGCCAATGGGAAATAAAGCATATCCTGTTAAAAAAGGTGTTACTAATGGTTATCCTGAACATGTGAAAAATGGTGATGGTGGCATGTATGGCGACTATACTAAAAGATCAGATGATGATGGAGCTGTAGGTATGACCCCACAACAAGGTGTGTTAAATCAATATGATCCATTTAGCTGGAAATATCCAGCACCAACTAAAGGGAGAAGATAACATGTGGAAATCACCAGTCGTAAAAGAAGTATCTGTAGGACTAGAGATTAACTGCTATGCATGTGCAGAGATTTAATTTCTAAGTATGGATATGTGGGATGAGGTCGTTAAAGAATATGATAACGAACTCAATAAACTAAGATTAACTGTCTCTAGTGGGCAAGCAGAAGACTTTGCTCACTATAGGCAGCTCGTAGGACTTATTCAAGGAATTGAGTGGTCTCGTAACCAACTAAAAAATATAGTAAATAAAAGACTATATGATGAAGAGGATAACTAATGCAACAGGCACATTTAGGTAAAACTATAAAGAACGACATATGGATTACAGATGAAGAATATTCAGATACTCCAAATGTCCTCCCTGAACTTCCAGGTTTTCATGTACTCGTAAGACCTGTATCAGTAAAAGAAAAAACTAAAGGTGGTATATTAATACCAAACTCAACAAAAGAAGATATGTCTTATTTAACAACTGTAGGAAAAGTTATTAAAATAGGTGATCTTGCTTATAACGATACAGATAAATTTCCTAAAGGACCTTGGTGTAAAGAAGGAGATTATATTTGTTATGCAAAACATGCTGGTCAAAAGATACAATATAAAGAAGTTAAGATGATTTTATTGTATGATGATCAAGTAATAATGAAAGTGCAAGATCCTAAATATTTAGATCCTACATTTAATTTAAGCCATTAAGTTGCACTATAATTTTTTATAGTGTATAATAATAGTATATACAACGTAAGTCGTATGTCTCGTAAACAACGAAGGATAAACAATGGATAATGAAGAGTGGAACGAAGTAGATACTTCAACTCCAGAAGAAGAAAAAAATAAAGTAGAATATGAATTAGAAGAAGAATTACCAAAAGAAGAAAAAGCTATTCCTCTAGTTCAAGCAACAGAAGAAAAAGAAGAACCTAAAGAAGAAACACCACCAGAGCTTAAAGGTGTGGATACTAAAGGAGCACAAAAAAGAATAAGACAATTAGTTAAGCAACGTAAAGACAGAGACGAACAACTTGCTCAACTAATGCAAAAGAATGAAGAACTTAGTAGTCGATTACAAAATACAGAGCATCAGTTTAATACTGTTAATAAATTAAGTTTAGACTCAAGTGAAAAACAAATAACAGATAAGTTAGAACTTGCAAGAAATGTTTATAAAACTGCTCACGAAGAAGGTGATTCAACTAAGATATTACAAGCTCAAGAGTTTTTAAATGAAGCACAAAATGATTTAAAATCATTAACTGCTACAAAACAACAATTTGAACAAAGACCTGTACAACCACAACAACCTGTACAGCAACCACAATATCAACCTCAACCTACTGCAGATCCAAGAGCAGAAGATTGGGCAAGTAAAAATGAATGGTTTGGTTCAGATCAAGTTATGACTGCAGCATCTTTAGCAATAGATTCTCAGTTAAAAGAAGAAGGTTATAATCCTACAGATACAGAGTATTATACTGAAATAGATCGTAGGATAAAAGAAACATTTCCTCACAAGTTTGCAGCAGAAGCTGCTCCAGTTGAGGAAGTTCGTAAGCAGGAGTCAACGTCAAGACCTGCTCAAGTAGTCGCTGGAGCATCTCGCAGCTCTCCAGGTTCTAGTAAGAAAGTTAAACTGTCTAAAGAAGATATTAGACTGGCTAACAAATGGAACGTACCACTTGAACAGTATGCTCAAGAAAAACTAAAGGCTGATAACGCTGATGGTGAGTATACAACAATTAATATGCAGCGTGGAGGAAAATAAATGACACGAGTTAATAGTACACGTAATACTGATTTAAGAGAAAACAAAGCTAGAGAAGAAGTTGAATATACATTTGAAGAGCAAGATGTTCTTCATATTCCTGATGCAGTTAAAGATCGTTTCGCCAACGAACGTATGACACTTGGATGGTTAAGAATGACCCTTAAAGGTGAAGATGACGTAAAACATTTAGGCAAGAAACTGCAAGAAGGATGGGTATTCATTGATCTGGCTGAAGTTCCTGAAATGAGTGCAACCTCTTTCGTGAGAGAGGAAGGTAGATACGCAGGAGTAGTCTGTCGTGCTGACGTAGGATTAGCAAAAATCCCAACTGGTATCTATGAAGCAAGAAGTAAGTTTTACAGAGATAAAAGTAAAGCCATGAATGAAGCTATTGACGCTCAACTTATGGGTTCTAATAATTCTCGTATGCCTATTTCTAATAACAGTAAATCAAAAGTAGTAACAGGAAGACAACCTAACTTTCAGGATTAATCCTTTTATTGCTTATTATTAATTAACAAAGGAGAAAGAATATGGCT